TGAAATCAGGTGGAAACTCAGGCTATGCACCTCGTACTGCGTCCAGGACCTGGCAATTGTCGAAAGCCACGGATATGTGGTTTGCGACCCAGGATTGACTGGATAGCCTGCGCGAATGAGAGGCGCAGGCTTCCACATGTCCACTCCACCAATATATTCGGAGTGGGCAATGCGGACGCCGTTCTTCGAGTGTTTGTACACAGGCTTGTGTTTCATCCACTCATAGTAGGTGTTAACGGGGGCACCTCCCAAATGGCGAGATGGGGCCGCGTGTGATACGCGGGACCCTTCCACCTTAGGGAGACGGACCTGCTTCAAGGGAGCAGGAGCAGGGCCCTTCCCTTTACGGGTCGGGCCGGTGGGTAGGACGGGGAGTTTAACCCCGACCTGCTTCTTCAGCTGGTGTGTCATGGACACGCCCACCAGGTGGGCGGAACATCCATCACGCAGAAACCTGCTACACTGTGACCAAGTCACCACACACCCCTTCCCGGGGTGTACTTTTTGCACCTAACTGGTTCAAAGAGGTGTGGGAGACGAGGGCAGAGCAGCGGGGAGCGCCGTGTGTTCTCTCGGCGTTTTGTTTAGCACGGAATTATTGAGGGGCCTAGATTGGCCTCCACCGTTTTGGGCTATTACACTGCGTGACCCATTATTGGGATGACGACCCCCCGAGCTCCTCATAGGAGTCCTCGGAGGAATCACCAGTGCCCCCCAGAGAGGGGGGACCACCGTCTACGGTTGCCTCTGCCAAGGGGTCCCGTAGAATCGCGAGCGGGCGAAGCCGAATCCCTCGTCTAGAGAGGAAAATCGGCTGCCAATTCTCGATGATCTCCTTGTCGGTCGCAGGTGTGAACTTGCGGACTCGACCTGCCACCTTCATAATTCGGTAGTTGGAAAGAACATCTTGCGGATTCCTTTCCGCAACATTGTCCGCACGTTTGAACGTAGCGGCTCTGTTCATTGCCATCTGCCGGAGGGTGACGGGATCTTCGAGAAACTCGTCCATGTCGCGGGCCTCAAACGCAGCCATCGCCCTTTTCTCGGCTTTCTCCTCTTCGGAGATCCGGATCGGGTGCGGTAGTGCGGAGGGGTCCGACCAGAGGGAGACTGGTGCATCCCAGCTAGCCATTTGCAGGATTTCTGCAGCACCTTCAGTTGTGAAGGAATGGCCCCAGGTATGCATCTGCGCACGGCGCTGCCAGTACGCTCTCTCCTCTGCATGGTCCGACGCTCGCAACGACGTCGTGACGGCGAAATCTCTTTGATAAGAGAGGGCAACGAGCTCCTTATCACCCCGCGCCTGATAAAGGCGAAGGCGCGGGTTTAGGATGAATCGTTTGGCTACCATCCGCTGCTGCCGAGAGATTTGAATTTTCTCGGAGGCGAATTTTGGGTCCACCCCATACCCACCAAGGGTAACGGGGAGGAACCAATTCGGCTGGAAGCCATGCCCCTCATATGTGGTGTTGAACCGCTCAAAGGCCTTGGGTAAAACCCGAGTAGACCAAGAGCAGTGCTCCATCATATCAGAGAGATCCCGACCCAACTGGTCGGGGGTCGCACTCACCTCCCCATGATCGAATGAGATACCAAGAACCAACTTGAGGTTTAGGTAACCATGTTTGACCATGACTGGGAGGCCATCTCTCATCTCCTCGCGGAAACACTGCGAGTTGATGAGGGCAAACTCTCGGGAGAAGTAATTCTTCCCGACGGAAATCTTGAAGCCAACTTCACTACTAGCCTGGCGGAAGTAGTGGAAGAGCCTCGAAGGTCCGTAAAAGAGGATGTCGTCCCCATTGATGAGGACAGATGAACGAAGTGCGGCCAGGAATTCCTCGTCGTAGTTGTAGTCTTGACCGTGATTCTCCCAAAAGAGATTTACAGTTCGGACATACACTGCGGAGTTGATTGCACACAAGAGAGGGAAGCTTAAGGGGTGACCCATTAGCTGCCCATTCCTTTGATGGAATGTTTCTCGAGGATGCAACAACCGAGGTTTTCCGCCGTCAACGTCGACGTCATAAATCGGTGGTGTGGTAATCCAGCCCCCAGCAAAGCTGGGGCCGACGAGATCGAGCCCTATAGGCGCGTAGTTACCCGGTTTCCCGGACTCACTACCGATCCCTGTCGAGACTAACATCGTAGCTTCAACTGACAACAGGTCAGTGGCTGACGAGTAGTCGCCGGAGTTCCACATGAAGCGGTCTATCGCGTCGTATTTTACACGACCCGGTAGAGCCCCCACCAGGAGGGTTTGCACTAAGACTCCAAGCTCTTCCTTCCAGGTAGAGTGAGGCGATTCCTTCCAACAGGATAGGAGCTGCCCTTGGAGTGGCTGAAGTGCAACATAGACGGGCGCGACACCCAGGGTGATCGTGCGGATCTTGGCGCCTGCCTCTAGCAATTGAATTGCTTCGGCGTCGGCG